CGGATGGTTTAAATGCAAAATTTGCAAAGAGCGCCACCCCCTTCAACACCACGCCCAACACTGGTATGTATTCAATTACTGTGACCTACTCTGGTGGTCCAGCAGAGATAAACGGATAATGTCTTATAAACCCGATGTAAGGGCTTTGTTTTGGCCTCCTACTACAACGGCAAGTGCCGGCGATAGGATCCTCATGATCGGGCCGCCGTCTCTCGGTTGCCGAATTCATGGAATAATTGCTTCTACTGGACAGACCACCGGAGACGTTGCTCCAATCCCAGCAAGAGTTGATTTTCTTCTTGCAGATGAAGCAGTCGCTGCCGATGATTCCAATGTTTTGATTTCTTTTGGAATTTCCGGGCAAAGCCCAGTTCAACAGGCTGTTATTCCTGAAGATGGGTACTTTCAGGTGGATGATGGACTTTGGTATACATGCAGTGAGAGCGATGAGTGCATTCAATCTATTTTTTTTACAATATTTTATACGATTTAAATAAAATGCAAAACTTAAATACCAGAGTCATTTCTATGACTGGAAGTTCTACAACTACAGTATCCGCTACAGTTGCTTCTTCTGGGACTCGTGTTTGTATGCGTGCTTTCGGATTAATGGAATATGGGACTTCAGGCACCGGCGCCCTGCGGCAAGGATCCGGAGATACTAGCCATTACCCATTCGTAACGTGGGCGATATTTAAAAATGGAGCGGGTACAGAGGTTTTTAAGCTTATAACTGCAAACTATAGATCGTCTGGCTTGCAAGGAGCAGCAACTCCTATGACTTTTATAGAAATACCGGGTTCTGGAATTCTGTTTGACGGTTTAATTATTACATTGGATGAGTATGTAACTAGGCTTAGTCTTTCTAGAACCTTAATGCAGGTTTTTTACACATGATAGGCTTGGGTTATGTGAAAGCGAAGAGCTTTGTACCGGGCACGTTCTCTGGTCAATTTGGTTTAATGGTCGAAGGAAGAACTTCTTTGGTTTCCATACTGACCCATACAACTGCATTTACGGTAGCTTCTGGAACGACGGGAAAGGTTGTTCCTTTGGTTTTTAGAAATGGATCCAGTGCTGGCGATGTCCTTTACAAGGTTCAACCATTTTGCAGGAAAACGGGCGGAATCAACGGGGCGATGGATAATAGGAAAATAAATCATCATGTTATGGGTCAAGCGGGGATACTGTTTGATAGTGGCATTTATTTTGATTCCTATGTAGATGATGGCGACTTTTTAAAGGGCGTGGACTACATAACTATTTTTCACACATAGATGCCTTCTATAAACCATGCGACATTTTGGGGTGCAATCACGATCGTTGCTTCTGCCTTTGGTGGATTGTTGCTGTTGTCTATCTCTCATTCTGGTGAACCCAAGCATTCTGAAGCTGCGCTTGAATCAGATGTAACACAAATTCAAGTTCGTTTGGAACGAGTACAGACGAACGTAGAACACAACAAGGATTTGCTTGGGGAATTAAAAGGCAAGATCGGTGAACTTCAGGTTGAACAGAGCGAATCGAGCAGCGAGATTCTAGAGGCTATACGAAATGTCCCGTACCTCTAAAATCGATATGGTCATGAGAGAGTTCAAAAAGGGAAAGCTTCATTCTGGATCCAAGAAGGGTCAGAAAGTGAAGGGGAGAAAACAGGCAATAGCGATTGCCTTGAGCGAAGAACGGAAAGCGAAGAAGAAACGTGGCAGTTAATACCCTAACAACCTTTGGTCCGGATGTCGGAGAACTCGTAGAAGAGGCTTTCGAACGTGCCGGTTTAGAAATGACATCTGGATATGATCTGAGGACTGCGAGACGCAGTCTTGATTTTATGTTGATGGAATGGGTTAACCGGGGAATCAATCTCTGGACTGTCGAAGAGATTACTTACAATTCCGATACGACAGGTGCTGGAGCGGGCACAGCTACGTTAGTAGAGGGGACTGCAACCTATACTCTTTTGGACAATACAGTTGCCATTTTGGATACGGTTCTTAGGACGGATGATGGAGATGTTTCGAAGCAAATTGATTATGTTTTGAATAGGATCTCCAGGTCAAATTACATTGGGATTCCTTCAAAGCTTACGCAGGCGCGTCCCACCCAGATTCATATTGATCGACAACAATCTGCTGTAACTGCGACTTTTTGGCCCGTTCCTGATGCGAGCAGTAAGTACAAACTTGTCTATAACAGGATTCGGCGCATGACAGATAGTGGTCCTGGTGGTCGGTACAATCCCGATGTTCCGGATCGTTTTTGGCCTGCGCTAGTTGCTGGCCTTGCTTATAACGTGGCTTGCAAGCGTCCGGAGGTTTCGGAACGTCTTCAGATGTTGAAGGCGAATTACGAAGAGCAGTTTTCACTAGCTGCGGATGAAGATCGAGAGAAGGTTCCCACGAGATTTGCTCCTGGGGGATACACCTTCTAGCCCATGGCAGATTATGCCGCCGGTAAACGGGCGTTTGGTTTTTGTGATCGTTGTGGATTCCGGTACCCGCTTCGCGAGTTAAAGCAAGAAGTGGTGAATCTCAATATGACAAACCTTTTGGTTTGCCCAGAATGTTGGGATCCGGATAACCCACAGAGTCAACTGGGCCGATATCACTTCGGTGATCCGCAGGCTCTTAGAAATCCGAGACCTCCCTTGGGGTTGGTAGAAAGCAGAAGTTTGGCGGGGTTTGATCCTGTCAGGGGGATGGAAGTGATTGTGTCGCTTGGCGTTGCCTTCCTCTCTATTTCGTAGGAGATAAAAATGCCGAAGGTTGGAACGAAGACGTTTTCATATGATGAATCGGGTAGAAGAAAGGCAGAAGCAGAGGCTTCTAGAACGGGTTTGCCGATTGAGCATGACGATCGTAGTTATGCCCAATATTCTCAGGGTGGCGCCGTAAAAAAGGCCGACCGCAAGTTCCTGGGTTACAGGAAGGCTCGCAGGAAGTAACTGTTGTTATGGCATTGACGCTAGCCACATTAAAGTCTTCGATGGATATGTATTTGGAAAACGATAGTTGGGGTACGACTGACCAACAGAATACGATTATCCAGCAAGCCGAAGAGCGGATTAATCAGACGATCCAGGTTGCTAATTACAACACGAAGGTAGAAACTGGGTCGTTGGCAATTGGAGACGAGGGTGCGTCTGATATTGCGGATAGCGATACTGCGCCGATTGGCGCCCTGTATTTCAAGATTCGACCCAGCGGGGGTACGGCAGACGACAATGTTTACTCGTTTCTTCTTTTGAAGGACTACAATTTTCTTCAAGAATATGCACCGGTTGATAGTGCGAATGGTGTTCCTGCTTATTACTCGTTTTACAACGATGCGTCTGACTCTAATGCGGCGACTTTTCCGATTGCCCCCCGTGCCAACGTAGCTTACACCTATGAGATCCTTTACTGGTTTGAGCCCACATCTTTAGTGACCGACACTGGTGGTACATGGCTCAGCACGCATGGGGAGTCTGCGTTGCTTTATGGTTGCTTGGTTGAGGCATACACCTTCCTCAAGGGGGAGGCGGATTTGACTCAGGTTTATCATGGTCGATATCAAGAGGCTCTTCAGGGTCTTGTTCTTTCCCAGCGTGGTGCGTTTAGAAACTCGACGTATCGAGAGCGGGCATCGGTTGGAGCAGTATAGATGGGTGTAGTTGCGGGCATGACGAACTCTTTCAAGCAAGAGCTTTTGTCTGGCACACACAATTTGGGTTCTGGTGGAAACACGATCAAGCTTGCCCTGTATACGGATTCTGCGGACATTGGCCCTGCGACCACGGTGTATACGACTTCTGGGGAAGCAAGCGGAACCGGTTATGTGGCTGCGGGTAAGACGTTGACAAGTGCAGGGATCACTTTGAACGGTGGAACTGCATATGTTGATTTTGCAGATATTTCTTGGACAGGTGCAAGTTTTAGTGCCCGTGGTGGGTTGATTTACAATTCGACACAGTCGGATAAGTCGATTGCTGTTTTGGATTTTGGTTTTGTTTATACAGCAACTAGTGGGACTGTCTCTGTATCATTTCCGTCTGCCAATGTAGACGATGCAATCATTAGGATCAGTTAAATGGCTTCTTCCTATTCAGACGGCATAGCGATTGAGTTGATTGGTTCTGGTGATCAAGCCGGAACTTGGGGTGATACCACCAATGAGAATCTGAAGAGACTTGAGCAGGGGGTCGCAGAGTTCGCGACAGTCACACTTACGGGTACCAGCACAAGTTGGACACTTGATGAGGATGTGGCTGCATATGCTGCCGGTTCACAGGGAAGAGCAGCGTATGTGAAGTTCACAGATGGGGGTGACCTTGGTGGAGATGCCACGGTGCAGATCCGTGGTGACAGTGGCTCTGATTATCCATACAGGGTGTTCTTTACGGTTAACAGTTTGTCTGCTTCTAGGAATCTTATTTTCCAGGGTGGAAGTGCCGGGTCTGATGTAACGGTTCCGAATGGTTGCACTGCACTGATTTATACGACGGGGATTGAGGCTTCTGATGATGCTGTCAATGGTCTGAACAATCTGTCTCTGAGCAATATCATGCTTGGGAATGACGGGTACGCGAATTTTAACACTACTACGGGTGCGAGTGGTTACGGGCTTCGCGATGCAAGCGGCATCATTGAGACAAAGAATGAGAGTGGGGATTGGCTTAATGTCATTACCGGTTCCCGGACTGCTGCTGAGTCTGGTGAATTTCATATATTCGTTTTCCCGGTTTTGTCTGCTAGTACGCAGAGTGCAACATCTGCTCATANTCTTGTAACCACTCCAAATCTTGTGACCTGTTCTCTTCGGTGTATTACGACAGATCTTGGGTATGCAGCAGGTGATGAAGTTTATTGGAGTTGGTCTGGGGCGCATACTACGAATGATGGTTTGTCTGTATATGCCAATGCTACGAATGTTGGATATGTGCTTGGGAGCGGGGATTCTATTGAGATTCCCAGGTTGAGCAGTACGGTGGGTTCCGTTGAAGCCATAACACTTGGAAGTTGGTCTGTTGTGATCCGGGCTTGGAGGTAGGTTGATGCTGAAGAAGGTTTCGTTGCAGCCCGGAATCAATAAAGAGGGAACTCAATACTCTGCCGAGGGTGGCTGGTACGATTCAGACAAAATTCGATTCTGGAAAGGTCGAGCCGAAAAGATTGGTGGTTGGGTCAAGCTTACGACAGATACGATTTTGGGTACTTGCAGGGATTTGCACAACTGGACGAGTTCCAACCGAGATAATTACCTTGCCGCGACAACGAACGTAAAGGCATACCTGGAGTTTGGTGGCAATTTTTACGACATCACTCCACAGATGTATTTGAGTACGACATCTTTGGGTGCGGATTGTACCGACTCCGCTACAACCATAAATGTGAATGATGACGTGTTGGCGAATAGCCTGTTTCGAATAGATAACGAGTTTATCTTGAACGGGACAGACACTTCTGCTGGCGACCTTACCGGTTGCACTAGAGAGCAATTAGGCACAGATGGAGAGGCACACGATCAATACGCTGCGGTGTTTGAGATTCCAAAACTTACGAATCCAATTTCTCCTTCTAAGGGTGCTCTCTTTGCCTTGATTCGTGCTCCATTGCATGGGTTGTCTACGGGTGATTACGTCACGTTTCTATCGATTGGGACTGATTTTGATGGAACGCTCATAGAACGTGCGACTCTTTTGAGTGGGTATGCCTCAAGTGTTTCCACTCAAGGTTTCAAAGTAATCAGAGTTTTGAGTGCTGATTATTATGAAATCCAGCGTAGTATTACAGGAGTGACACAGGGGCACACTCTAGGTGCTGACATGACGGATTCTTCGATTCTCATTACTCTGGACGGTGCCGCATCTTCAGCTACAGAATTTTTCCGAGTTGAAGATGAATACATTAAGCTGACTAGTGCAGCGGCTGGAACGCATCAATATAATTGTCTTCGTGGTCAATTTGGAAGCATTTCCGCTTCCCATCTTTCTGGTGTTGAGGCTAGAGAGATGTTATCGAGTGCATCGGATTCAACGTCGAATACCTTCAATGGTGGGACTGTTTTTATCAGTTCGGACATTGCATCAACGAATACTTCTTACGCTGATGGATCTGGGTGGAGCGCGGGAACTTGGGGGGGAAGACCTTCGTCTTTTGTGAGTGCAACGGTTGATGGACCCGGCTCTGCTCCCAATGCTCTTTTGGTCGGTGGGACTACGGTAAGTTTGGATGACTCAGATTCTTTCGGTGCAAGCGGGACAATTCTAATTGATACTGAGTTGATGACTTACACCTCGAATACTGGAAATCCTGATTACAATTTGGAAGGGTTGACTCGCGGGCAATTGGGTACCGTGGCGATGCCACATACGACTGGGACTACGGCATTTGATGTGACCGGCAAATGGACTGGATGGAATCAAGTAACCAACCTCCCGGTGAATATTTCAGACACGTCTCTTCGGACTTGGTCTATAGATAATTTTGGCGAAGACTTGGTCTTGTGTCCAAGAGATGGGGTTCCCCATTTTTGGAATAAATCTGAGCGAACAGTCAGATCTGTTCCTCAATCTATCTTGAACACTGCGGCAGATGCTGCTGTGAATACTGGCGTTTACTATTCAAGCCCAGTTCCATTTTCAAGTATGGGGAGTCCAAGGACTGACCCCGCTTCTACTGTCGGGGATCCAGGACATGGGGCTGTTCCGTCTTTTGTCAGGGTTTTGATGGTTTATCCTGGGCACAGAGTAATTGTTGCCTTTGGGTGTACAGATACGCTTGGCAACTTTGATCCGATGTTGGTTCGTTGGTGTCATCCTGATCGACCCGGCTCGTGGG